GACCTTCTTTAAAAATTATAGATAATGTAGATTTGAGAAATTTAATAGAAAAAATGTGGCAAACTAACCCAGAATCGAGACCAAATATTAATAGTGTTTTAAAAACCATTGAAAATATTGATATTAAAATTAATAAAAGTAAAAACAAATGTATAATAGTATAATATGTGTTGTTAATATATTTAAATTATATATAAAAAATAAATTATATTATATTATAATATAATGGTTAATATAATTAAATTCTTTTTGTTATTATATATTACACAATCTTACGCATTTGTTGCAAATTCTTTTAATCCTATAACTTATAAAAATAGAAATAATTTGAAATTTAATTTAAAAATGAGATATATGTCTGATAGAAGATATTTGTTTGAGAATATATATAAAGGGGCTTCTATTGTAACAATTTCTACATTATTACCCCCAAAAAATATTGCAGAAATAATTGATAATGACCCTGTTGTTGTATTTGGAGCAGGGGGATATACAGGTGGTGATGTTGTAAGAAGTTTGCTTAAAAAAGGTAAAAATGTTGTAGCTGTAACAAGAAGAAATGTAAATATTACAACACGTGAAAACTCTACATATGATTCCTTAATTGTTGATAATATATCAGATAAAAAAAATATAAAATCTGTTATTGCGGATGTATTAAAACCAGAAACATTAAATAATATTATGGAAGGGGCAAGCGCTGTCATATTTTGTGCAGCATCTCGTCCAAAAGTTAAACCAACCGCAACACCAGGAACTAAATATTATAATGATACTAATAATAAAATTAGCAATAATGAAGATAATGTTGCACCAGAAAGCAATAATGTAGAAAATATTGGTTTATTAAATGTGGGAAATATTGTTAATAATTTAAAAATAAAAAAATTAATCATAGTATCTTCAATCTGTGCAAAATGTCAAATTGGAGATAAAAATAAATACGAAAATGGAGACAATGTAGATATAGGTGCTGCTTCTTGTAATGCTTGCTATAAAAAACAAAATGGAGAGGAATCTATTAGAGAATTATATATGAATAACCCAAAGAATTTTGGATATACTATAGTTCGCCCAGGAATGTTATCACCAGGAGAAGAAAGAGGAACTTCTTGTGTTGAATTTAACCAAGGAGTTTCTAAAAGTGGAATTATTTCAAGACTTGATTTAGCAGAAGTTCTAGTATCAGCCGCTATATCAGAACAAGCTTCTGGTAAAACATTCGAAGTATATTATCGCGATACAGCTCAACCAGTTGATATGTATGTATCATTGAAAAGTTGTAAAGAATTGGGTAAATCAGTCAAAGAATGTTTTTTTGGGGAAGGATATGATGAAAATGAACCAATTTCATTAGATAATATTATGAATAAACCACTAAAGGGAACATTATTTACTTCTGGGAAAGAAGTATTGGGAAAATCATACTCTACTATGTTTGAAAAACTAAAAAAAGACGAGGAATTTATATTTGATATCAATACAATATCATCTAATAAAATTATATAATAAAATAAAAATCTAAAAAATATATATTAAAATGTATATAAGAAATAGAATATATATATGTATGTGAGCTATTTACTCACGTGGCTCTCGTAGCTTAATAGGTTAAAGCGTTGGTCTTATGAGCCAAAGATTGGGAGTTCAAGTCTCCCCGAGAGCATTTATTTTTACTAAATCTTATATAAAAATTTAAGGTAATAAACAAAAAGTAAGTTGTATAACTTACATCCAGCAATTATAAAACTATTAATTTAAAAATAATAATCGAAAGTAAGTTGTATAACTTACATCCAGCAATTATAAAACTAATAATTTAAAAGTAAGTTGTATAACTTACACCCAGCAATTATAAAACTAATAATCGAAAGTAAGTTGTATAACTTACATCCAGCAATTATAAAACTAATAATCGCAAGTAAGTTGTATAACTTACATCCAGCAATTATAAAACTAATAATGGAAAGTAAGTTGTATAACTTACACCCAGCAATTATAAAATTAATAATTTAAAAGTAAGTTGTATAACTTACACCCAGCAATTATAAAACTAATAATGGAAAGTAAGTTGTATAACTTACAACAAACCAGCAATTATAAAAAAAAATAAAAGTAAGTTGTTATAATTTACTAATAATTATTATATTAAATTAAACTTTATAATAAATTATTTAGTTTGAAATTTTATATATTATTATAATATATAAAATTTATATTTATATTAGCCCTTGTAGCTCAATTGGATAGAGCGTTGGCCTTCTAAGCCAAAGGTTGAGAGTTCAAGCCTCTCCGGGGGTATATTATTTTTTTATTTAAATATAGATAATGTTTTATTATATTCAATTAAAATCTGAGAACCTTTTAATCTTAATTTTATATCTGGATTTATTAATTTTTTAATAAAATTAAAAACTACATTAAATTGTTTAGATGTTAAATTTGTTTTATTTGATATAGTATAGTATACTAAAAATTCGTATAATAATACACCAACCATATATGAGTCTGTTTTGCTAAAAATTATATCAGTATTTTCTTTAATATTATAATCAGATTTATTAATATATGTAATGATTTTATTTATATTTGTTCTAATATATTTATTATAATATATTTTTTTACTATTATCTATTATATAATTATAGATATGGTGGTCGAGTGTCTTTTTATTTTCAACATTATATTCTGGAGGTAAAACATAAGATGGTTTATTATACATAAAATTATTTTTATCACCAATTTTTTTATTATAATTTAATAATAATCCATAATCTATTATTTTGGTTTTTTTTGTTTTATAATTATATAATATATTTGGCATTCTTATATCCTGATGAGAATATCCATTTGAATTAAGTAAATATATACTATTAAAAATATTATACATACTTTTATATAAATCTCTAAAAGATATCATATCTTTAATATAATGTAAATCTTTACCACCATAACTATATATAATTTGATATAAATTTTTAATATTATAGGATTCAATACTATTACATTTAATATAATTTTCATATTTATATAAACTATCTATATTCGTTACTTTACAAGAAGAAATACGTTTTAGCAATAAATATTTGTGATTTTTAAAAAGTTTCTCAATAATATCATTATTTACATTCTCTATTTCCCACTCGTCTTTATAAGTAAATAATTTAGCTACAGTATTTTTAATATATTCTTCTTTATTTTTACAAGATTTTGCAGGTTTTAATACACACCCATATGAGCCTTCACCTACAAATTTTTCTTCATTATTATCAATAATTTTTATTGATTTAAAGTAATTTGTTCTATTTTTACGATGTTCTATTTTATTTGAATCTCGTAACATATAATTAGTAACTCTAATATATATATATAATTTAATAACTTGTTTTTTTAACATTAATTCTTGGATTTTTGCTTTTTTTATTAAAAATACCAGAATCAAATGGTTCATCGTCCTCATTTGTTTCAGAACCAAGTCCCATTTCTTTTCTTTGTTCTTCTAAAGATTGCATATTCCATAATTCAGTTGAACACATCTTGTAGTGAGTTTCTTTTGCTTTATACCAATATACTTGGTCCTCCAATTTATTACTTTGTGTTTTACAATCAATAACTAAACATTCATAATTTTCAGTAGTTTGGTCCATAACTTGATTAAAAACTTCAAAATTGGCAAACATACCAGCATAATTTTCATATATTTTCATTCTTTCCTTCTGGATATTATTTCTAAAAATAAATATATAATCTAAATTATTTCTTAATACCGGAGGAAGTCCCATAGCATGTTGCATTGTAATTAGAAAAAATATTTTATAATGTCTACCATTCATAAAAATAGATCTGATACTTTTATCATTTATCCACTTTTTATCATATAAACAATCGTCTAATATCAAAAAAGCTCTACTATCAATATTTGTACTACCACTTTTTTGCATATCCTTTTTTCTCTCATTTGATATGTTAATCTGTCTTTCTAAAAATACACGTATTGTTTTTTCTTCACATTCGTCATATAATAACATTTTTGGTATAAATTTTTCAAAATATCCATTTGCCCTTTCTGTAGGACTAACTACTATACCAACTGGAATATCACGATGATATCCTAATATATCTTTCATACAATATGATTTACCAGTATTTCTTTTACCTATAAAAACAACAACAGAATCATTAGCAATACTGGAAGGATCAAATTTCTTAAGTTCAAGTTTCATTTGTTAATTATAATATAATTATTCTTATCTTTTATACTCATTTATAATATTATTTTATTCTTCATATGGAGTAAAACCAACATTTATATTATCTGGTATTTTTTTTAAATTAACAGGATTAATAGAACTAATTACATTAGTAGGATTAATAACCACCGCATTCTTATTATCATTAATAGTTTTAATTGTAGCTATATTATTAAATATATCAGAATCATTATTAAAAGAATAATAACAAATTATAGTACTTATTAAATATATCATTATTATAACAATTATATTTGATACATTAAATATATTATATTTTTTATTTTCATTTATATTTTTTTTATATTCATTATATTGTAATATTAGAAACAAAAATATGGTAATTAATATTGACCAAATGTAATACATTAATTACCCACTTCTATATATATAATATTTGAATTAATTTAATTAAATCGCATCAATAATTAAAAAAACGCCCCCTTATTTTTTTTGATATAAATTGATTTTATATTAGTTTTTAAATCTTCAGATTCATGAGAATCTGAAGATTCATTTCCACTCAATAAATATATATTTTCAGGTGAATTATTAAATATTATTTCATTATCCGAATCATTTGTTACAAACTTCTCATCAACTATTTTATTTATATTCTGTGGAAGTAATTTGCTATATTCATCTATTTCTTTATTCATTATATTTTTAATTCTATCATCTTCGTCAATTTTAATATCTAAATCCTTATTATTTTGAAAACTTATTTTACTATTTTCTATATCATATACTTGATTATTATCATATTCTCGAGTATTTTCATAGTCTTCGTTATATTTCTTGTCCTTATTATCTTTTTCGTGTTGATTATCTTCATTATTTTCATATTGTTCATTATCTTCACTATCTTCATCTTGTTCATTTTGGTCATTATCTTGATTATTTTCATTTTGGTAATTATCTTCATTATTTTCATCTTGTTCATTATCTTCATTATTTTCATCGTGTTCATTATCTTCACTATTTTCATCTTGTTCATTATCTTCACTATTTTCATCGTGTTCATTATCTTCATTTTGTTCAATATCTTCATTATTTTCATCTTGTTCATTATCTTCATCTTTTTCACTATCTTCATCTTTTTTATTATCTTCACTATTTTCATTATATTTATTTTTTTTACCTTTATTAATATTATTTTTTGCTTTTACATATTCAGTATCTTTGTATTTTTGTTTTTTTGATTTTTTATTATTTATATTATCTTCATTGTTAGAATTACTATCAGAATTACTATCAGAATTACTATCAGATTCAGTATCAGAATTATTTTCAGATTCACTATCAGAATTATTTTCAGAATTATTTTCAGATTCACTATTATTATATTGAGTAATATTATTTTTATTTGTAAATTCGTCTATTTGTTCCATTATATTATTCATTGGAACGCACTCTCTTATAGTATTTTTAACAATTTTTCTAATATTACTTTCAATTATATTTATATTATTTTGTATTTCAGCTTTTCTTAAATTATTTTTACTGAATAAGAAAGAATTTTTCCATGAAAAAATACCAGCATTTATATAACATTTATGTATAAAATCTTCAATATACGGCAATTTTATTTCTATATTATTAATAGTATTTTTATATTCATATATTTTAATTTTAATGCTGGTAATCATAATTATATTTAATAATTTTTCAAATCTTTTATATTTAGTTATATTTTTAATATTTTCATATTCTTCAGTAATAATATGA